TAGTTTTTCAAAAATTTTAGAAAATAAATTTCAGGTAAAAGATGAAAAACATAGGAATTTGGACAAGAGACTTATCATTTGCTAATATGGTTAAATTAAGAGAACAAGGGTTTAATTCATTGTTTCTAAATAACGAATGGTTTTGGGACTTATTGACTGAGAACAAGAAGAAAGAATCTGACTGGACGATAGAGAAAGCAGTAGAGGCAGTAAATTATTGGTACAATGGAGCAAAGGGGATGGGATATAAGTTTTTTCTAATAGATGTTGCTTGGGGAATGTGGCCATTAGACGGGAATGATTTGTGGTATAAGTTATATGAGAAATTCAAAGACTGCACGGATGTGGCATTTTTCTTTGACGAACCTCACGAAGCGTTGGTAGAAACGGGGAAATACACAAAAGAGGAGATACGGGGTGTTCTATTAGAAAGAGCGAAAGTAATAGGTGACAGACTAATGATAGGAGGGACGAAACGGAACAGTTCAGAAAGATATGTCAATGTAGTGACCCAGTATAACTGTCAAGAAGGATACTGGAGCAGTGGGACTGGTTTTGTGTGGATATACGGACAATTAGCATGGCATTTCTTTTCGTCACTAAGATATAAAAAGTTGAGTAAAGTAGCGGACTCATTGAATATCAGCGGTAGATTTTTATATCAGTATGATGTAGATGAATTTAGTATAAAGCAACCTGGAACGTGGTTAAATGGGATACTAAAGATCATAGGCATAAGGAATTGGTTTGAGAATTGGCAGAGAGAAAGATTCGTAAAATACTTTGGTGAGAAATGACAATACTTTTAGAAACGGAATTTAGCATAGGTGATATAGTAGCAAGCAAACTTGACGAAGAATGCACTTATATCGTATGTAATATCAACATTCTCCAAGTGGATTCTAATGGTACTGCGACAATGTACTCAATGGACTGTTCAGGTCCCGATGGTGCATGTAAAGTTTTCAGACCATACGAATTAAAAATAATAGAAAAAGTAATTAACTAACCCAAAAGGAGATAGTAAAATGAACATTGTCGAAATAGACATGAATAAACATTTAGGCTACTTGTTAATTAAAATTGTAAAAGCAAGTTTGCCGGAAGCTTGATATAAAGATTATATTGGTTACACAATGATAGTTAATCCATCAAATAAATTTGATTATACATTAAAATTAGACGAAAATACCACTAGGTTAAGATGGATACGAAAAACAGATTGTGAAATTATTGGAGTAGCTGAATAATGAAAACATTTCACATACCCGAAAGTGCTTATTTTACAGACTTATCAACAGAGTTTGGAAATAAAATTTCAGATATGACAGATAAGTATTTTGAGAACAAATCCACACCACGAGCAAAATTAAAAATTGGCGGTAGATTTTTGAAAGAAATGGAAGAACAATACGAGAAAGAGAGACAAAGAGCAGAATACAGAAATTTAATCTTACCAAAAGATTTTAAAGAAGCAATCACTCCTTATGGTGAATTAGAACTTATTAAAGTTACTGAAGAGATTATGGAGATAGTAGAATGAAAACGTCCAGACTAACCGAATACGAAATCTTTAAGAAAGTTATTTTAGAGATGGAGAAAAACCCAGAGATCCATTTTGCTAGGATAGGAGAATATGTTATAGTTCCTTCAAAGATATGGGATGCTGGAGTGAGTAGGATACAAGAATACCAGTTGGCTAAAATGGCAGTAAATAGCGGGAGAGTGAATTAATAGGCATGAACCGAATCCAGATAGTAAATATTGCCGGATATACTCGGATTAATTGGGATAGTGGAGCCACAGCCACACTGATCCCAAAAGAGACAGAGATAGAGATTCATTATGAGACACCAACAAACGGGAACAAGAAATATATTTTATCTGAAACAAGCGGTAAAAAAATGGTAGACGGAGAATTAATCGATAAAAAAGGCATGATAATGAGATGAATTGCCCAATATAAATTTTATATCTTGACATTAATATCAGAATTTAGTATATACGAGTGTCTTATATTGAGACACAATCTATTAACGTAACTAACGTGAGAGTCCCTATGAACTATAGTTGACAAAAGAAGAAGCGATAAGAGAATGTGCCAATAATTTGAGCTTTTTGGGAAGAACTATCTCTCCCCAAACATATTATTTGCATTCACCTAAATTCCACGAAGAAATAGACTCATTACTTACCGACAGAAGTATAACCCAATTATTAATTGAAGCGCCAAGAGGGACAGCTAAAAGTTCTAAGACTATAGCATCTGTTTTAGATCATGCTATATTCGATGAAGGGGATAAGTTTGTAATCATTCAGAGTAAAACCCGACCGGAAGCAATCAACCGATTAACAAAAATAAAAGATATTCTTAATTACTCACAACCATTTAGAGAACTGTTTGGCTATTGTGGTGAACAGACAGCAGATGTATGGAGAGAAGATAAGATTCGTATTAAAATAGGCGGTTGGACTGTAACTATAAAAGCATTAGGAACCGGACAACAAGTAAGAGGAGCATTAGAGGGTGACACCCGTATTACTCTCTACATTTTAGACGATCCCGATGATGAAATGAACACAGTTACCAAAGAACAAATGAATAAAAATTTTGATTCGTTTTTGGGTGGACTAGCCGGACTTGATAGACGTAATGGTAGAATTATTATCATTGGCACTCCTATAAGAGAGGGATGTATTGTCGAAAGACTTCGTGATGCTACAGGATGGGTAACTAAGAAATACCAAAGTTACAACGAAGAGACTAAAGAAGTTCTATGGGAAGAAATGTACTCCTATAGTTGGTTAATGACAAAGAAACAAGAACTAGAAGAATTAGGAAAGATTTCTAAATTCTATTCTGAATATCAATGTGAAATTGTAGGTAGTGAAGATAGACTCTTTAAGAAAGAATATCTAAGATTTTATGATGGTGTTTTAGAATTTATAGATGGATTACCCTTTCTCAAAATGACACATGAAGGTGATGATGAGTATTCAATTTCTAAGCTTTCAGAACCTAGATTAATAGCTATCAATACATTCTTAGGTGTTGACCCCGCAAGCTCTACAAAATCAACAGCAGATTATTCGGTTTCATTCCCAATAGGTTATGATGGCAGATTTATTTACTGTCTTGATTATTTCAGAAAGAGAGTAACTCCTACCGGACATGCCGAACAAATTATAGATTCTGTAAAGACTATGAGATATACAAGGGCGCATGTTGAGACGGTTGGTTATCAAGAAATGCTAAGAGATTATTTAAGAAAAAGATTAAATGAGGAAAATCTTTTTATCAATGGACTTGAAACTAAAATAATGCCTAGAGGAGAAAAAAGCGCAAGGCTCGAAAGACTACACCCATATTTTTATAATCGTAGAGTTTACATTAAAAAATCTATGACTGAATTTATAGATGAATTAATAATGTACCCTAGAGGTAAACACGATGATCTTTTAGACGGATTTGATTTAGCGACAAAAAGATTGATAACCCCATCTCATACTATCCCAGCGAAGAAAGAATTCAAATTTTACCCGAGAGAGGAAGAATTTATTGGCAATAATAAAAATTGGATGTTGAATTAATGGGAATATTAAAAGACTTCAAATGCAATAATTGTGATAAAAGTTTTGAGCAAAGGGTTAATATAAAAGACTCAAATCCTAAGTGTCCTGATTGTGGTAGTGAAACTCATTGGCTGCCTAAGTTAAGCGAACACGAATTCCAAATCAAATATAGTCTAAGAGTTCTGTGTGACGGTTTTAGCAATAAAGTTCATAAAGAGAGAGTTGTGTAAATGGCTAAGGCCAAAAATATAGATGAAAAGTTTATGACCGAAGAAGTAAAAAAGTCTCAAAGACTTTATTTGGATTATTCGGGAGGTAAACGAAGCACTTGGGAGCAGAACGCCGTTGATGATCGTAAAGCTAAGATTAACGCGTGGCGGGAAGAACATGTAAAAGTTCTTGACTCAAGAGGTCAAATGGCCGTGCCGGTTAATGAAGTCTTACCGGCAATTGATCTTATCATAGCTGAACTAACAGAAAACAATCCAAGATTTACTGCTTCGGGAACTGAAAAATCAGATTATAAAGTTAGCGGATATGTTGCTGATTTATTCTCATGGATATGGGATAAATCTAAAGGCGAGACAAAGATTGATAGATTCACAAGAGACTTTATAGAAATAGGTCTTAGCGCTTTCTTAGTCTACTTTGATCCGTTTGCGGACAATGGTAAAGGTGAGATAAAGTTTATTGACATTGACCCAGTGTTGGAACTTTTTATTGACCCAAGTTCAAGAGAACAAGATGCTTCCGATTCGGATAATCTTCTTATTTCGAAAGTTATCACTGAAGATGTAGTAAGAAATAATTATCCCAATGTTGATCTTAAACGTGCCAGACAAGAAGGTGAAAGAAGAGTCTCCAGCGATGGATCGGCAAATACCGGACAAGTCTTACAAAGTCAATCGGCTGCAAGAGTAAAAACTTATCGATTAATTGACAGATATACAAAGATCAGAATTCCAAGATATCATGTATATGATCCTATTTCTAATTACGAAAATATTTTTGAGAACCAAGAAGAATTTACTGAATGGGGTAAGACAGAAGCTATTATAATGACCAAGTTGAATCAAGAGCATTATATTACCGATCAAACTCAGATAGATGAATTAAAAGGAGTTTTAACCCAATACGGAAATGTTTATCATGTTATTGTAGACCCAACAGACCCACAACAAAAACCGCAACTTGTAAGTGGAGTAGAATATGAACCCTATGCCGTTCCAGGCTCCACAACTGAATTAAGACTTGTAACAAAGGCCGACTTAATTGTTAATGGTGTAATTAAATTAGATAATCCTCCATTAGAAAGAATACAAAGAGTTCTTTCTATTGGCGGGATGGAAGTAGCCAACGAGATTTTACCGATAAGAGATTACCCGATTATCACATGTATGTTGCACCACGATAGAACGCCTTATCCAATGGGTGATATAAGAATCACGAGACCGCTACAAGAGCAATTGGATAAACTTAGCAATCTCATAATGACGTATTTACAAAACATTACCAATCTCAGTTTAATTATCCAGAAAGATAGTGCGGTTAAAAAAGAACTTGAAGATGCACTTAATAAAGCCGGAGTAAAAGTAATTGAAGTAGATTTTGAAAATGATAAACCGCCGTTCCCTTTACAGTATCCGGCATTTCCAAATGCGGCATTCCAAGAAAAACAAAATATCATCAGACAGATCCAAAGGATTATAGGATCATATAGTTTCCAAGACGGTGAAGTACAAACCGCACCAAGAACACTAGGCGGTACTCAACAGATAGACCAAATGATGCAAAGACGAGCTTCTTATAAACAGAGAAAAATAGAAGCAACATTAAATCAAATGGCAAAAGTTATTGCTCAATTAATTCCTAAAGTTTATACGGAAAGAAAAGAAATAAGAATATTAAAACCAAATCACTTAAAACCACAAGAGATAATTTTTAATCAAGAACCCGAAGACTCACAGACACAATTGATTAATGATTTAACTTCTATGGAGTATGATGTAAAAGTAGTAAGCGGTTCAACATTACCTTCGAATAGACAGCAAGAACTTCAAACATTGAATATAGCTTTCCAAAATCAAATTATACATGATCCTACTCCGATAGTGGAACTTTTACCAATAAATAATATTGACGAAGTATTGGAAAGAGAAGACGCATTAAAGAATGCTCAAAGTGCGACTCAACAACTTCAAGAACAAATAAAACAAATGGGTGGACAAATTCAGACTCTTCAAAGAGAACTTATCCAGAAAGAACAGAAGGTAGAAGAGATGCGGACTAAAACCCAAATGCAAAATTTAGTTAATGAACTAAAGAGTGCGGTTAGTTTAACAAAACAAAGATTGAGCGATCACATTAAAAATAATAATAAAAAATTAGAGGCATAAAATGAGTACGATAAAAGGTGACATCTATAAAAGTTTATTTCATTTTCCAGAGAATGATTGTTCAAGTAGAAATCCTACTTCATCTTACTATTTCCAAATGTGGGATGGTGATGAAGTAAAAATAGTCCCTTATAATATTTCTGGTATAGATTATTATGTAAATAATATTACCGGCAATGATAATAATGATGGATTATCACGAGATACTGCTGTAGCAGAAATCAATCGAGCAATTATTTTATCAGAAGCGGCAAGATTAGCTTCTTGGGGCGGTGTAACTTTGACTAATCATACTTTAAAAAATAGGATACATGTTCAAGGGACTGGAATTAGTTATGCAGCGATAACTTCTCCACCAAGTTTTTGTGATATAATCGCAGAGGGAGCGACACCTTATGGTGATGGTTCGGGTATAGTAGTTGTTAGTGGTAAGAGTACAACTTCTCCCACTCCAGCAATTGCGGGTACAGCGAGAGGACTTGGGCTTTATGGTATCCAATTTGAGACAAGTGGAGATTGTTATGTTTTAGACTTTGTAAATCTTTTTAGATCTGAAATTTATTTTTGTGGTATTAAAGCATCTGACCCAACACTTGTTACAGTAGCAACTACCGGAGGTGTTAGATTCACTGGTAATAGTGGTGGTAATTATATACATGAGAATATGTGGATGGGCGGTAATGATTCATGGTTTACTTATGGAATTACTACTGGAAGTGATGTTGTTATTTTTAATGAAAATAGAATCGAAAATAATTTTATTGAAGCCGCAACGGCCGGAATGTATGTTGCAGCAGAGACGGTTACCGGAGATAATACTCATGTAGTAAGGAATCACTTTACCGGAGGGAATCATACTTTAGCTGTATCAGTAGATGATAATTCAACAGTTGGGAGAATTCTTTATTGTGGTAATTATTGTGGTTCAACCGATGGTGGACAACTTTTTAATAATGGAGCAATTCGTTGGGTTGGTAATTATAGAGCAAACGGATTCTCAACAGTAACAGCATCATAATAGTGCGGTCAACTTTACCGCAAATTTAAAAATAAATCACGGTCAACTAATAGTACCGTAAAGGAACTAAAAAATGGAAAAGAAAAACTTATTTGAAACCGGAACAGAACCAGAACAGATCGTAAGTAATGAGATAACTGGACAGACGGTCACTCAAGAATCCCAAGAACAAATTTCTCAAGAAGAAAACTTTGATAATTGGGATAAACAAAAAGCGGTTGAGGCTTATAAAAATCTTCAAAGAAAGATTACTGAACAAGACTTAACTGTAAAACAATTGGCAGAAGATAAAATAAGGGCAGAAGAAAGAGCTAAAATATTAGAACAATTTGCCGCAAAGCCAACGCCAAAACCACAAGTTGATGAAGACCCTGAACCTATTGTACCTAATCAACCTAATAAACCGCAAGACTATAATCTTGCAGATGCTTTAGGATATCCCGAAAGTGAATCGGGCAAGTATCTAAAAGCAAAAGAAGTTTATGAAGAAAAAGTGAATCAAAAATTACAATGGCAGAATAGACAATTATCAAATACCGTTAATACTATTAAGCAGTCATTGGAAGAAGACATAAATACGAGAATGAAAAACGAAGATTTTGCTAGAAGGAAAGCTAATAAAATTGCATGGTTGGCAAGAGGAACAAACGGAGATTTAAAAAAGGCCGGTGAAGTATTTGAGACTATTCAAGAAATAATGAACCCAGATAAAGAAAAACCAGAATACTTTATTACACTTCACGACATCATTAAAAATAATCCTAAAACTATTTTGAAAGACAAACAAGCAGTTTTAAGAAATGAACGCCAACAATTTACCCCTCCAGGCGCGACAGTACAAGGAGAAGGTGAAAATGCGAAACAAGAAAAAACCTTCGTACAATCCATTGGTTCTCGTAGAAGAAATAATCACAGTTTATTTGAGACAGAAAAAAAATAACGGAGGAATCAAATGGCAGTAACTAAATCATTATTCGATGGCGGTGTAGCATCTAAACTTTGGCTCGATAGAAGAGATTTTTATCCCGATCCAAACGAAGTAGCGGAATTATATTCCGATATTACACCATTTTCAACGGTCATGTATCAATTAGAGACAAAATCAACTAAAGACCCATTATATAAAATATTTGAACATGAAAGCCGTTTTATAAAACGACAGTTTGTAACATCGACCGGTTCAGAAACTTTAAACTCAAGCGGTGCGGAATCTAACGCATTAACTTTAAGTGGAACTCCAGTAGGATTAGCTGCAACGATAGACGATAGTTACGAAGGTTTAGTATGTGAGGTTTGGGACACAACCGAGACTACACTTAAAGGTCAGGTAATGGTAACAGATGCAGCATCATCTTCTACTTTCAAAGTAAAAGAAATGGGTGGTGCAAGTTCAATCACAACGGCAGCAGGCGATATATTCAAAGTTATCTATCGTGCTAGGGGTGAAGGTTCCGTAGCGCATGAAGGTTCAAACGATGAAATCAGAACGGTTTGGAATTCGATAGGATTCTTTTCTGATTCTTGCTCAGTAACCAAAGATATGGATGTTGAAGCATATCTTCGCGGTGAATCAAACGAAATGGCTCGTTTAAGAGAAGAGATGTTAAAGAATTATAAAGTCTTTAAAGAAGAAGCCTTTTTAAAATCAGTATCTACAGTTAGAACAAATTTAACTTCTGCCGATACATCTTATTTCACAGAGGCTAATTTAAGAACATTGTCAGATTCAGAAGGTACTTCTGGAGTTGTAAGAACCACTTACGGATTTATTCCAATTCTTACAAATTTAGGAACTGTTTATGTTGATAACGATAGTACACCAGACGCTAACGTATTCAATGTATCTGGGAGCGCTTTCGATTTTACCTATTTAACAAATTCAACTGAAATCATATTCGACAAACGTGATTCTATGGAAGCCTTTGGATTCTGCGGAAGACCGGTAATGTCTATTATAACCGTTAATGCGGCAAATAGTGATAAGAAATTCGGTTGGTTGGGAAAAGTAGAATTAGGTGATCAGACATGGAATAAATTAGGGTTCTTTGTCAGAGAGTTACAGACTCCTCATGGAGTTATTTATTTAACACCAACAAAATCTTTAAGGGACCAATACAAGAAAACAATGATTATCCCTAATCTTGACCATATAGGTATTATGGAACGTAGAGCGGATGAATACCGAAATGACGTTAAGAAAGATAATGATTATGAAGGTGTTAAAGACGTAATTAAAGGGCAGCAAGGTTTATGGATGCGACTGCTCAAAACTCATCACATGTTCAATTTTAAATAAGAGGAAAAATTTATGGCAGCGAATACAATAGTAGATTGGACTCCAACATCTTCGCCTAATGGTTATACCATATATACTTCAACTATTACAGTTGATACAGCGAATGTAGTAGCTTGGACGAAAAAAACTCCACAAGAGTTTGATACTTCTAAACCAGCAATTTTAACTGTTACTTTAGATACTGCACTTGATAGTCAAGCAACACCATTAGCCTTATACTATGGATATACTAAAGATGCGGCATTAAGCGGTACGGCTGCGGTAACAGAGACAAATGCAGCCTATGGTGTCCAATTATTAGATGACGGTGGATACGCGACCCCAACAGTAACAAGAGCAATACAACTTGACCCAAATTTAGCTGTAGCAAATGTAGTGACTCTTGCGGCAGTAGCAACAGGATTAAAGGTTAAGACTGTACCGGCGCCTTATTTCTTATTCAACTTTACGGCGGGTTCGGGAACTTTACTAGGTGCAGTTATAACACTAAAATTGATTCAAAAATAACCTAAAAGTAGGCGGGG